TCTAACATGTTTTCTGACATAGGACATATCCACATTTTAAATTTTCCAAAATCAATTTCAATATCTCCTTCTTGTGGTCCATCAGCATAATCAAATTCGTATTGAAATCCTGCACAACCTCCGCCCATTAAGGCAAAGCGTATGCCTGCTCTACCTTGAGTCTTTTGTATGGCATGTACCATTGCATCATCAGTAAAATCTATATTCATTTACGGACCTCCGTTGTGTTTACGATCCTCTTTCTTCTGTTCCCAATGCACTATCGCTTGGTTAATACTAGCTTCTGCTAATACAGAACAATGCAATTTAATGGGTGGTAATTGTAGTGCTTCAGCTATATCTCTATCTTTAATAAGTTTAGCCTCTTCAATCGTCCTACCCTTAAGCATGTCCACAAACAATGTTGAGCTTGCTATTGCTGAGCCACAACCATATGTCTTAAATTTCACATCTAAAATTGTATCCGTTTCGGGATCTAATTTGAGATCTAACTTCATGACATCTCCACATGCTGGTGCTCCTGTCATTCCAGTGGCAACATCTGGATCATTAGGATCAAATCTGCCTACTGCGTGTTTCTCTGGGTTTGCTAATACTGATTCAAATCTTTCTACTACCTCTTTACTATACGCCATTGCGCCTCCGTTATTCAATAAGTATTTATAATACTTTCTTTGTAACCATATGTAAAGAAGGACGAATACCATTTGTATAAATAATTGTGTCCATTAAGGACATGACACATACACACAGGAGAATATTATGTCAGATAATAAATCAGGGTTCGAAATCAGAGCCGACTTACTAAACCAAGCACAAGGTATCCTACAGGATAACCGTTGTATGAAAATGGATTGGTACCACAACCAAGTAGCCAGAGCACAAGACAATAAAGATGTTTCGTGGCCTGAGTATCCACAAGAAGCTTTAGCACAGATAACAGCTCAAGATGTTATTGCTGTAGCAAAACAATTTAACGAATTCGTTAACCAGAAATAAGAGATAAAAAAATACCCGCCGATCGGCGGGTATTTTAAGTGTGAACTTAATAAAAATTACATTAAGTTTGTAACTTTTACTGATCTATAATACTGGTTACGATCTGCTGTAAATGTATCAGCATCTGTAGTTCCGTCAGCCTGCATTACAAATGGGTTAGCAATCATGCCATACCTAGTCTTGAAACCAATCTTAGGTTGGAATGTGCTAGGGTCTATGGCCCTAACCATTTGAAGTGGGACGTATGGACAGTAGAAAAGACCTGCGTCATAAGGGCTTGTGCCTTTATAACCACAAACATAGAACTGACTAGCAGCTCCTGTGTTTGCTGAGTAAGGGTCTATGTAAACTCTGTAACGACCGTTTAGAACTCCGGCAAATGTATTACCTGTGTCATCAACGTTTAAATTTGTTGATAATGCTGGAGCATAGTCTAAAACACCAGCCATTGAAAGTGCACTAGCCACGTCAGAAGAGCAGATAAGGAAGTTTCCTTTTCCACGCCTGGTGTCTTGTGCAATTACGTTAGCATCGCGTTCAATGTTAAACAAAAGACCTTTAAATCTTTCTACAGACCACCTACCGTTACTGTCGACATCTAAGTCAAAAGTTCCAGCCGTAGCAGTAGAGGCAGAGCCTGTTTTTGCTACTTTGTAAATAGTTCTGATAACCTCACGGTTAATTTCTGCAAGTATTTCCTGTGAAAGGATATTACTTAGCTCGGATTCTGCATCTAACCCATGAACAGCTTTCAAATCTTGTGCAAGTTCAACTGTGTATTCAGCTTTAAGTGCTCTAGACTTAGCTGTAACAGTTGTCTTCTCGATTGAGAATGCCATTTCTTGTAGGGTAGTTGAGTCTCCGAAGCCTTCTGCAGTGCTTGTAGATACACCACCGCCAGTTGTGTAAGAACCGTCTACTGGATTAGCTCCAGCGTGTGTTCCTGCACCCGAAAAGTCTGTGTCAGCTTCGTTAAATAAAGCCTCAGTTCCACTTTGTGAAGTGTAATGAGATTTCATTGCGAAGATGAGACCTGTCGGACCTGACATTGGTTGTACGCCACAAACGTCGTAAGCCATAAGGTTAGGCAATGCACGTCGTACTAACGATATTAATATCGGATCGTAGTTGTCAACGCCTGAGCCTGTTTGGTTTGCGTGTGTAGCCTCGAAAAGAGCTTCCTTCTCCTCACGGAGAGCTTTCTCCTGATTTTCAAGGACTACTGTGGTTACCGCGCGCTTGTAAGGATCCGCAATCTCTTGTAGATCGGGATGCTCCAGTACGGGCTGCCACTTTTTCTGTAGTTCTTCTGAAAGATACATCAGTTTCTCCTTGTTTTACGTTTGTTATTTATTTATAACCTAATTATTTATAAAAAATTTAATTTTTAACATCGGAAAACTTGACCGCTTGAGTAATACCTTGTACATATTTGCTCATTTTGGTTCCGTCTTCTAATGTTCCCTGATCAACGCTATCTTCTAGCTTATCGCTATCATCAGCTTTCGCTTTAGGAAAATAATTTTCCTTGATAACATTTAGTTTTTCAGTGTACAATTCTTCGTTGTCGTAAGATACGTCTTCGATTAGAGTTGCAAACTTTTCAACTTCTGTTTCAGCTAGATCGTCAACCACGGAACGGAATACTCTTTCCTTTTGTAGTTGTTCCCTGTCTTCGCTGATTTCAACAGACTTGTTAATCTCTGAGTCTAACTTAGATTTTAACTCGTCTATTTGTGTTTGCTGAGATTGTAGTACATCGAATTTGTCTTCAGGAACATCGATGTAATGGTTTTCGAATGTCTCTTTGAGATCTTTAATAAAGCTCTCTGTGATTTCATTCTTTAAGCCATTCTCAACAGCTAGTTCATTCTCTGACATCCATTGTTCAGTTACATAACTGAGATATTTGTCAATGTTTTCTACTAGCTTTTCTTTAGCTTCTTCGAAAGCCTTATTGGCTTCCTCAACAAGTTCGTCCTCAATGAGATCTATTTGTTGATTGACTCGAGCTACAACGACAGTCTCAAATAATGAGGCTGCTTTTGTTTTGAATTCTTCTGAAAGATGCTCTTCGTCGGCAAATAAGTTAGCAATGTCTTCTTCAAAAAGTGTTTCGGAAGTTTCATCTTCGTCTTCTTCTTCATCAGTTTCTTCTGCAACGACTTCTTCTGCCTCTGCTGTTGTTTCCTCTTCCTCTGCGGGTGCTTCCACTTCTTCCTCTTCTGCTACGACTTCATCATCAGTCTCAATAACTTCTTCTAAAGTTTCGTCTTCGCTACCTTCTTCGCTCTCGCCAACAGGTCCTCTGTTGCCTGCTGAGCTAGGTTGGTTAACTACTGTACGAGCGTCTGTAGTGTCTGTGAAGTTAGGTGCTTTGCCAGCGCCTGCGCCTTCCAGTCCTGGAGCCTTAGATGCTTTATCTGAGGCTGCTTTTCCTACTGGGCTTGTTAATCCACCTTCTGGGTTGCTAGAACCACTTAGGTCTTGCTGCTCAGGGTTAGGATTGGAATTACCTTGTAAAGGATTAGTTTTGTCACCAGCTGTTTTGTCCAACGGACGGTGTGGGTCCGCGTGGGCGACGGGCAAGTTAGCTTTTGAGCTGGAACCTTGCATAGGCGAGATTCTGTCTCCTGCTTCCTGTTCGTCTATAACTGCTACGGTAGCGTCCTGAAGCTTACCTTCAAGCAGTTCTCTGATTTTGGATTCTACTCCCATTTTTCTCTCCTTATTAGTCGGATTATCTATTTTTACTATAATCTAATAAACTATTTATATTTATATAGATTTCTATTAGATTTTGGACAGTTTTTGTAAGAAATTATTAAAGACTTGGAGCTTTTCTTCTTCTAAATGTGCTGAATTTGCACTAGAAATAGTGGCTCTAGCCTCTTCAATGTCTTGTTCTGTCCATTTTCCATTAACAAAAACCCATTCTTTCCCTTCCATAATGCCGTTTACAAAGGCGTCTGGAGCGCTAGGATCAGCAACAATATCTGCTGCTGTTGCTAACATAAAGTCATCTTGTACTTCGTTAATGCCGTTCCTCTCTTTGAGGGAGCCCAAACCACGTGAACTAACACCTAGTTGAGCACCTTCACTTATGAGTTCTTTTACAATTTTACCCATAGGCGTATCCATAACCTTCGCCCTACCGATATAATTGTTGCCGTCTTCCCTAAGAGATGTAATCATGTGCGATACACGGTCTAAGTTAACCGTTGGGCCATCAGGATGTCCTAATTCCCCATAGGCACGTTTTGTTTTTATGTTTTCTTTAACATAACGTGCTACTTCTCGCTGCATTATCTCTCTTGGATATATACGGCCGTTCTTGTTCTTTAAATCTGATTGTAAAAAGACTCCTTCAATAAACACATTAGGTTTATTCTTATTTGAAGTCTCTTCTGTAAGATATTTAATATCTTGATTGAATTCTTTAATTAGTCTCATTGTTCTATCCTAATGAACCACCATCGTAGACATTTCCTGCGTCGTTAGTGTCTAATGGTGCGTCTTGATGTTGTTGTGAACCATATCCAGATACTTTAGCACAATTAACTATAACAGTTCCGCCAGCTCCGCCGGCAATAACTACTTCTATGTCGCTTGTATTTTCTGAATTGTCTGAAAACCCGTAAAAATCATGTGTTCCGTTTTCATATAGTTCGTATAGAACAACGGAGTTTCTTTGCACCTTAGCGCTAGCTCCGCTTGATAATGTCCAATGTAGTCCCTTAATGTTTACTGCTGGGGAGCTTTGCGATTCTGTTGACTTCTTTAGCGTTGTCGCTAAAGCAATTGTTCCTGTCGCTGCAGTCCCC